AACCGCATGTGCAGAAACCTTGGATGTCTCCTTGCATAAATTGGGAAAAAATAAATAATTAAAAATATGAAAAACGTAATTATTACAGGAATTTCTGGGCAAGATGGCTCTTACATGGTAGACTATTTAATAAATAATACTAATGTAAATATCTTTGGCGCAGTAAGGAGATTATCTAAACCCAATTATTCTAATTTTTCTGAGCATCTTAATAATAATCGTTTTAAGATTGTGACTCTTGATCTTTCAGATTCTCAGTCTATTGATAACACAGTAAGGGAAATTCAACCTAATTATTTTATTAATTTTGCAGCGCAATCTTTCGTAGGTTCAAGTTGGCAAATCCCAGAGCAAACATTTGACGCTGGAGCAATGGGTGTGCTAAGATGCCTTGAAGCAGTGCGTAAACATGCATCAAGTTGTAGATTTTATAACGCTGGCAGTTCAGAAGAATTTGGAGACGTAAAATATGCTCCTCAAGACGAAAAACACCCCTTGTCTCCAAGGTCTCCTTATGGAGCAGCTAAAGCATCAGCAAGACATATTGTAAAAGTTTACCGTGAGTCTTATAATCTTTTTGCAATTCAAGGCTATTTATTTAATCATGAATCACCAAGAAGAGGCGAAGAGTTTGTTACTCGTAAAATTACAAAAGGCGTTGCTAGAATTCTTAGATCAATTAAAAGAGGCGAGCCTTTCCAGCCAATTCATTTAGGAAATGTCGATGCCAAAAGAGATTGGAGTCATGCCGCTGATTTTGTCGATGGCATTTGGAAAATGCTTAATCAGGAAAAACCTAATGAGTATGTTTTGTCTAGTAATGAAACTCATACCATTAGAGAGTTTGTAGAACTCGCTTTTAAAGAAGTTGGGATTGATGGATTTTGGCATGGTCAAGGAACAAATGAAGAATATTCTATCTCAACAGAATACGCTATTAAAAACGATGTAGGGTCTTCTGTTTTGGTTCGAATAGATCCAAAATTCTTTCGTCCAGCAGAAGTCGAACTACTTCTTGGAGATTCTTCCAAAGCTAGGCAAGAACTCAATTGGACTCCAAAATGGTCATTTCAAGAGTTAGTCCGCGACATGGTTTCTTGCGACCTCAATCAACTTTAATGTCTATTCAACAAACAATTGTAGAAAAATTTGTAAGAAAAGAAGAACAAAACTGGCCTAGAGACATGCGAGCTGCCGCTAGGCTTTTAAAAAAATTTCCTGAACATGGATTTTGGGAATGGGTAGAGCCATATCCGCTTGTTTCTAATCTTGGTTATTTAACAAGTCAGAAAAATATCAAATCTTTAAAACAAAGATATTCGCTTTTCCTTCAGCAAAAAGACCTAAAAGAGTCCCAAGAAAAGCTCAAAGAAAGCTTTGACTTAAAGACTTCAACGGTCTATAATGAAGAGAGCAACAAGGTGGGCAAAGATTTAAACGTTGTTAAAAAACCTAAAACTCTGAAAGAATTTCTTAATTATGGCAAGACCTCCGAAACAGCAAGCTGAAGAAAAAGTCTCAACAGCCAGTGCTTCAAGCAGACTACACGCAATACTAAATACTAAAGAAAATAAAGAAGATCACTTTAATTTCCAAGAAGCTGTAACTTGGAAGATCTCTACTGGTAGTCTTCTCTTAGATGCCGCAGTTGGCGGCGGGATCACTCCTTCTCTAATCCGCCTTTGTGGACCTAATAATGAAGGCAAGACTCCTCAAGCTCTAGAAATTTGCCGAAACTTTCTAACTGAAATTCCAAAGAGCAGAGTCGTTTGGATTCTAGCAGAGGGTCGCCTCTCTAAAGAAAATAGAGAGAGGTGCGGCATGAAGTTCGTCACGAACGCAGAAGAGTGGACAGACGGTTCAGTTTTTATATTAGAATCTAATGTTTATGATCTTATTATTAATGTAATCAAAGATTTGGTCCTTAATAATGAAGAAGATATTAGGTATTGTTTTGTAATTGATTCAATGGATGGTCTTATCTTGAAGAGAGATAAAGATAATAATCCTGTAGATGCAAGCAAGGTAGCAGGAACTCAAGTAATTAGTAAAAAACTTTTGCAATCTCTCAGTATTGGAATGTTCAAGCATGGGCATTTGATGATCGCAATTAGCCAGATTACTTCTGAAATCAAAATCGATCAATACGCAAAAACTGCTCCAAGAGGAGGAATGTTTAGCGGTGGTAACGCTCTTCTCCATTGGGCTGATTTTATCCTTGAGTACAATACCTCAAATTTGAGCGACTATATTCTTGATAATCCAAGTGGTAAAATGAATGATGGCAAGAGTAAACCAATTGGTAAATACTCTAAAGTCATGATTCAAAAGTCAACAACCGAAGCCACAAGAAAGACTTTGATTCAATATCCGATTAAGTTTGGTAAGAAGCCTTCTGGAATCTGGGTTGAGTACGAGATTCTTGATTCTCTTCTCATGTGGGATCTTGTCGTGGCTAAAGGAGCTTGGATTACTGTAGATGATTCTTTAATTGAAGAATTAAAGAATAATAACATTGAAATGCCAAAGCAGCATCAAGGCAGAGAGAATTTCAGAAAGTGGCTTGAGGAAAATGAAAATGCTACCAAGCATCTCTTTAGTAAGCTCAAAGCTGTACAATCAAAATGAGGTTGTATACTGTTACTGGCAGGATAATTAACAAAAATGTTTCCCAATTTTTAATAGATTGGGATAAAACATCTCGCTCCAAGATTCAGTTCCAAGTTAAGCAATTCTTGAAACTATTTTGGAAGCATCATGTTTGTTACGAAGAGTTTCCCGTTTTTGGAAGCAGAATGAAAGTTGACTTTATAAACTTCACAAAGCAAATAGCTATTGAAGTAAATGGAGACCAACATTCTTCGTTTAATAAATTTTTTCATAACAATTCTAGATTAAATTATTTGAATTCAATCAAAAGAGATGTCAAGAAATCTCAATGGCTTGAAAAAAACGGTATTCAATTAATTGAATTAGAGACTAGAGACTTAGATAAATTAAGTTACGATTATATAAATCAGACATTTAATATATCGATAGTGTAATATAAACTGTGGCAAAAAATAAAGAATTCCATTTCCCAGATAGTATTCTATCACAAATAGATGAATGCTCGCAAGGTGGATTCTTGCTGTTTACTTTTGACAAGAATGGCATGCCAGAAGTGAGGTCAAAATTTGATAATGCACAGAACGCAATGGCTATGCATTATTACATTATAAATTGGTTAAACGCTGTAGAGCAGATCAATTTAGAAAATACAATTCAGAATATCAAGATGGTTTCTGAAGATGATGGCGATGATGAAGATAATGGGCCAACTCGTAAATAACTCTTTTAATTTAAATGAAGCTTTCGTCAATTAAGGTAGAACAAAGTCTACTGGGTTCACTTATTAAAAACCCAGAAGCATTTTATGATTTAGACCATTTTATATCAGAATTAGATTTCACTAATGATGTCAATGGAACTATTTACTCAGTCATAAGGCAATTATGTAATTCGAAAGAGAAGATTGATAAAGTTGTTCTTGCTCAAAAGATACAAAATCTTGGGATTTCATTTCAAGAGGATCTTGATATTTATGAATATATTGATTGCCTTTCTTTACCTTCTTCTAATAGAGAAGTTGCTCTTAAATACGCTAAAGAATTAAAATACCTATCTGTTCGCCGCGACATAAAAGGAATGGCGCAAAGGATAATAGAAACGGTTTCTGGCAATTCAGATAAAAATATCAATGAATTAATAGCTGAAGTAGACTCTATATATGGTGAAAAGATTAATTCTTTTGATGCTGCTGACGAGATAAGAAACATATTTGATGACATAGAAACCTTTATTGAAGAAAAAGGTAATAACATTCAATGTGAAGTTGGTATTCAATTACATTACCCAGAGTTTTCGAGACTCTATGGCGGGTTGAGAAATGGAAATGTTTATGCAATAGTCAGTCGCCCCGGTCAAGGAAAAAGCTCCTTTTTGGTTGAGATGTCTCTTGGAGCTTATTTAAAGAATAAAAATATTAATGTCCTTTATCTTGATACAGAAATGTTCTCAGACGATGTTAAACTTCGTATTGCAGCAGCGAGAACAGGAGTGCCTTTCTGGTACATAGATAGCGGTAATTGGCGCAAAAACACAGAAATGGTCACAAAAGTAAGATCGTTTCTAAAAGAGTTCAGTAAATATAAATATACTCATCATTGCGTTGGTAATAAAAGCATAGATGAAATTATTTCATTTATCCGCAGATGGTATTATAGTAAAGTCGGCAGAGGCAATCCTGCAATTATTTGCTATGATTACGTTAAACTTACTGGCGAAAAAGTAGGACAAAACTGGGCAGAACACCAAGCTATCGGTGAAAAGATCGATAAATTAAAAAAGATCTCAGAAGAAATAAATGCCCCTCTATTCACGGCAATGCAAATGAATAGAGCAGGTGAAAACTTTAATCGTAATGCTGGAGATGTAACTGATGATAGCTCCGCAATTGCCCTATCAGATCGCTTACAATGGTTCTCAAGCTTTGTTGGAATTTTCCGAAGAAAAACTCTTGACGAGATAGAGCGCGATACACCAGACTTTGGCACTCATAAACTCATCACCTTAAAAAGCAGATTCCAAGGAAAGAATGCTGCTGGTCATCAAGATTTACTCAGAAGAAGAAATGAGCATGGGGATGAGCGTTATGTTCAGAATTTTATTAACTTTGAGATTAATAATTTCAGCGTTCAAGAAAGAGGCTCTCTTGCAGACATTATAGAAAGAGAGCGTCAGACATTTTCGCTGAACGACCCTAATCCTAACGATGGCACTTTGTTATAATGGACATTAAAGAAATACTTCATAATATCGGTTATCATAATCTTAAAGATTTCGGCGGATGGTACAGGACCAGACCAATCTATCGAAATTCTGATAACGATACAGTGCTTGCAATAAATAAAAATACTGGGTATTGGTATGATTATAAGTTATGCAAAGGAGGCAATTTAAGTGAGTTGGTTCAAGTCACGCTTAATCTAACCGATCTAAATCATGCAAATGAAGTACTAAATCAAAGATTTGGGTTTGTCCCAATGTCAGTTCAAGAGAAGACTTCTATCAAACAGGTAAAATTCTATGATGAATCCATGCTCCAAAGCTTGCTTAAAAACCATGAGTATTGGATTAAAAGGGGAGTCAAAGAAGAAATAATTTCTGTTTTTAAGGGAGGTATTGCCAACAAGGGGAGCATGATTAATAGATATGTTTTCCCTATTTACAATCCGTCTGGCAAAATTGTAGGGTTTAGTGGGAGGTCTTTAGTTAATTCTAGTAGTAAAGATTTCATTAAGTGGAAACATCTTGGTGCAAAAAAAGAATGGGTTTACCCAGTATTTTTTAATAAGAAAGCTATAGTTGAAAGCAAAAGAGTTTTCCTTGTAGAAAGTATTGGAGATATGCTTGCTCTTTGGCAATCTGGTTACCAGAATACAATTATTACTTTTGGACTTTCGATCTCTCCTAAAATCATAAAATACTTATTAGAAAACTCTGTAGAAGAGGTTATTGTGTCATTTAATAATGACATGATGAAAAATTCTGCCGGGAATGAAGCCGCAAAAGCAGCTAGATATAAGTTATTATCATTCTTCGACGAGTCACAGGTGAAAATAAAACTGCCTCCCAAAAAAGATTTTGGAGTAATGTATAAAAATGAGATAGACTTATATATGAAGGAATTCAATGGATAAGAAAGAAATCTATCTCTCTGCTTCCAGAATAAAAGCTCTTGAAACTTGTTCTTGGTCTTATTACTGCAAGTATCATTTAAATATTCCAGAGAAGTCTAACTCTGGCGCAAAACGTGGAACTATCTGCCATTTAATATTTGAGCTACTCCTCAATCCTAGACACAAGAAGAGATTTAAGGAGATTATTTCTTCGGGCGATCCAATGTCTTGTGAGCCAATTTCTAGACTTATCCTTAAACACGCCAAACGAGAACAGATTGAAAATCCAGAAGATCTTACTTTAATTAATAAAATGATTCTTGTTGGGTTGAAGAGTGACTTCTTCCCAGAAGGCGGCACCATTCAAAATCCAGAGTTTGAATTTAAAATAGAAAGAGACGGATACAAAGCAAGAGGCTTTATCGATCTTCCAATTCTTTATAAGAAGAAAAAGAAATTAAAGATTAGAGATTATAAGTCTAGCAAAGCTAAGTTCAAAGGCGAAGAGCTAACTGCTAATGTACAGGCAATGCTTTATTCTATTGCCTCTAAAATCCATTGGCCTGAATATAATCCAGAAGTAGAGTTCGTCTTTCTAAGATTTCCGAAAGAACCCATTCAGCCAGTTAAATTTACTGATGATGAGTTGGCTGGATTTGAAGTTTATCTTAAGCACGTTTACGAAAAGGTCAGCAATTTTTCCGAAAATGATGCTTGCCAAAACTTTGCGGCAGACGATGTTAAGAGCAAGTGGCTTTGTCAGGCAGGAGTAACTTGGGTTTGTCCATTTAAGAATCCAATGTGGTATTATTCCATCTATGATAAAGATGGTAATTTTGTAAAGAGCTTCTTTACCGCAGAAGAAGCCAAAGCCGCCAAGAAAGATGAAACGCAAGTCATCAAAAAATTTAAGTATGAAGGTTGCCCAAGATGGAGATAACTCTTATTTATGAAAATATTACCTCTTTTTAAAAGTCATTACAGCATAGGCAAGTCAATTCTAACTCTAGATAAAGCAGGTTCTTCTTCAAAAGAAGGGTCTTCCTCAATCATAGATATTACCAAAGAAAACAAATTAGAACAAGCATTTTTAGTAGAAGAGAATATGTCTTCTTTTCTTGATGCTTTTAAGAACTTTGGCTCAATTAAGATACCATTTTTTTATGGCCTTAGACTAGACCTTTGCCCAGATATAGATGATAAGAGTGAAGAATCTTTAAAGAAGTCAAGCAAGATTATTATCTTTGCCAAAAATGGCAGCGGATACAAGAAGTTAATTAAGATATTTAGTATTGCCGCCACAAATGGTTTTTATTATACACCACGGATAGACGAAAAAGCCTTGACGGAAGAGTGGGATGAAACTAGCCTAAAATTATGCGTTCCATTCTATGACTCGTTTTTATTTAATAATACGATGTCTTATTCCTTGTGCTGCCCAGAATTAAAGTTCACAAAGCCGACATTCTTTATTGAGGACAATGATCTACCATTCGATGGCATCATAAAAAATAAAGTATTGAAATTCTGTTCAGATCAATACGAGACAGTAAACGCTAAAAGTATTTATTACAATACCAGAGAAGACTTTAAATCGTATCTAACTTTTAGATGCATTAATAATAGAACAACTCTTAATAAACCAAATCTTGAACATATGTGTAGCGCAGAGTTTAGTTTTGAAAGCTGGAAGGAGGCAGATTCTCTATGATGGAAAATCTTCTTCGTTACGATAAAGATAAAGTCTATACTTTTATTGACTTAGAAACAGAGAACTTGTGTCTTAGTTTCATCAATAATCGACCTTGGCAGTGCGGCATGATTAGAGTCAAAGGTGATGAGATACTAGAGACTTCTGATATTTATATCAAATGGGATAAATCAATTAACGTCAGTAAAGAAGCTGCACAGATTACCCGATTTGACCAATATAAGTATAATAAAATAGCAGTCCATTCTAGTCAAGCTATTAATACTATTTGTGACTGGCTAGAGAAATGCGATTATATTGTTGGGCATAACGTCCTGAATTTTGATATTTATCTTATTAAGGATTATTACAAAATGTATGGCAAAGAATGGAAGTATTTAGTAAATAAGATTATAGATACTAATTGCCTTGCCAAAGGAGTTAAATATGAGATTCCTTATTCCCAAGAAATAGATTTAACTGAATATCAGTACCGAGTACTAAATGAAAGAAAAAAAGGTGTAAAAACCAATCTTACAAGTCTTGGAAAAGACCATAACATAGATCACGATTACGAAACCCTGCACGACGCACTTAACGACCTTCACTTAAATATTAAAGTATGGAACAAACTCAAATTCCAAGTAGCAATATGAATTTTGTAAAACACTTCCAAAAGTATGATCTCGGTCTTCATGGCTTAAGGATGCCGGTCTTTGAAATTGATCAAAGGCATAAAGCAAGGCTAAACCTCGTCTCTTCTACCTCTAATTATGATTTCTTGAGGGCTTTAGCAAGAGAAGGTTTCCGTAAGCTTAATGTTGAAAAAGGAAATGACTTATATAATAAATATATTGAGCGCATCAATTATGAGTTACAAATCTTGCAAGAGTTGGAGTTTATTGATTACATTATTCTAATCTGGGATGTAATTAATTATTGCAGAGAAAACAATATCCCAACTGGCCCCGGAAGAGGATCTTGCGCTGGTTCTCTTCTCTTATTTCTCATTGACGTAACCAAAATTGACCCCATTAAATACGAATTATTCTTTGAGCGTTTTATTTCCAAAGCGAGAGCAAAGAAGACGGTCATTGATGGAATAACCTATTTTGATGGCTCGTTGTTCCCTGATGTTGATCTTGATATCTGTTATTATAATCGGCACAAGGTAATAGCTTATCTTGAAGAAAAATTTAAAGGTAAGACTTCTAAAATCCTTACTCTTAACACTCTAAGCTCCAAACTTTGCATAAAAGAATCTGGCAAAGTTATTGCAGAGAAGCAAGAGAGCGAGATGAATGATGTTTCCTCTTATATTCCCAAGCTTTTCGGACAAGTTAAAAGTCTTGAAGAAGCAGTTGAAGAGAGCGAAAAGTTTGCTGAATGGGTTGGCGATAATGATGAAGTTTATAAAATCGCCCTTAAACTTCAAAACTTAAATAAGAATAAAGGCGTTCATCCTTCTGGGCTTCTCCTAGCTCACTCTCCTCTTGAAGAATCTTGTCCAGTAGAACTATCTTCAGATAAGCAGATCGTTTCTAGTTACGACATGAATAATGTCACTGCTTATAATATCAAGCTTGATCTACTTGGTTTGCGAGGCGTTTCTGTCGTTGACGACGTTTGTAAATCACTTGGTATTAGATATGAGGATATTGATGTAAATGATGTTTTTATTTACCAGCAATTGCAGGATTTTAAATTACCTCATGGTCTTTTCCAAATTGAAGCAGAAACTAACTTTAAAGTCTGCCAAAAAGTAAAGCCTAAAAATCTAGAACAGTTAAGCGGTGTGTTGGCTTTGGCTCGCCCCGGCGCACTTCAGTTCATTGATAAGTACGCCAATTACACAAATAATAATCACTATGAAAGTATCCATCCTTTCTTTGATGACATCTTAGGTGTAACAGGAGGCGTTTGCTTGTATCAAGAGCAGTTGATGAAAATGGTGAGTAAGGTTGGGTTCTCTCTTGATGAAGCAGAAATTGTTCGACGCTGCGTAGGCAAGAAGAAGGTCGAAGAGATGAAAGAGTGGGAGCAGAAAATTAAAGATAAAATCTCTCAACAAAAACTTGACCCCAAAATTGGCGAAGTTCTCTGGAGAATTGCAAATGACTCAGCTAATTACCAATTCAATAAATCTCATTCAGTTGCCTATGCAGCACTAGCCGCAATTTCTATTTATCTTAAATTTAAATACCCCCAGCAGTTCTTCTTGTCTCTTCTTAAAATGAGCAAGCATGAACCAGACCCAATTGGAGAAATTTCTAAAATAGAGAAGGAACTAGTTTATTTTGGTATTAAACTTTTGCCGCCTCACTTGTTAAAATCAAAGGATGAGTTCTGCATCGAAGACGATAATATACGATTCGGCTTGCTGTCTGTAAAAGGAATTAGTGAAAAAACCATTCAAGCTGTCAATCAATTTAGAGGAGAGTTTAATAATAAGTTTGATATCTTTGAAGCCGCTTCTCAAGCAAATTTAAATATAGGAGTTCTCTGTGCCTTGATTCAAGCAGGGGCACTCGACGGCAGTTTTAAACAATCAAGAAGTAAAATAGTATATGAAGCACAGCTTTGGAACATATTAACTAATAAGGAGAAAGTTAATGCAAAACTATTCGCAGAGAATTTTGAGTATGACTTAGTTAAAATCCTTCTACATATGAAGGATAGCAAAGATATTCAAAGTAAACCTTACATCAAAGAATCAAGATTACAAACTCTCAGAACTAAAGCAGAGCCTTATAAAAAAATTTACGAGATCAACAGTAAATCAGAAAGCTTTGCGAATTGGTTCTATGAGAATTCTATTATCGGGTACAGCGTTAGAAATAAATTAAGAGAAGTTTTCATCTCAAAGAAAGATGATCTTGTCTATATTAAAGACATTGCGGACTTTGGAGAGAAAGACGAAGTATCATTTATAGGCACCATTCAAGAATGCAAGTCTGGAGTCTCTAGAGAAAAGAAGACTAGATACTTCAAGATGCAAATCTCTGATGAAACTGCTACAATAAATACAATGATCTTTGCTGATAAGATTGATGAAATGCAAAGTCTCAATAATAAAATGCCCAAAGAAGAGGATATCGTTATCGTTGTAGGGCAAAAGTTTGGAGACTCTGTTTTTGCTAGAACCGTAGCTATTCAAACTCACACTGTTTACACAAAACTTTCGCAATTAAAAGCCGAAAAAAATAATTGATAAATTGGTCTTTTTCAGGCAAAATAATGTCTGAATGAACCTACAATTTTATAAGGGAAATGCAAAAGTAACTGGAACCGCTTGTTCTTTTCAAACAAAGGGAACCTCTTTGTTTGTTAACTTCATCAAGCAGCATTCTTGGAACGAAGCCAAGAAGCTCGGCTCTTTTCGTGAGAACGCAAAGAACCCAGAAAAGACTACTGTAATAAAGTTTAATGCAGTAGAGGCAGCAGGGATGGTAGACGCGATTGATCGCAATTCAGAATATAAGTTCTATCACACTGCTCCTAATTCAAATGCAATGGGTAAACTCTGTCCTTATCTCAGAGATAATAATCAGATTGGATATTCCTTCAATGCTACAAAGGAGCAAAAGGGAGATTCAGTTAACAAGGTCAGCTTCTTGATTGGATTTACTTATGCAGAAGCCGTTATGGTTAAGGCTTTCTTGCTAGAGTTCATTAAGAGTACCTTCCATCCTCAAAACAGTGAGGACTCTGCACCAGCGGAAGAGTCTGCTCCAAGAGAACAAGCTCCAGCCAAGAAGCCGGTGTATAACAAGATTCAGTTACCTCAAGTAGCTGCCCAGACAGAGGCAGAAGGTCAAGCTGAAGAACTAATCTTCTAATGCGAAAGAAAAAAATAGTAATCCAAACCGATTGGTGTTTAGCCAAGACTGGGTTTGGTAGAGCAGCTAAGGAATTAATTTCGTATTTATACGATACTGGTAAATATGATATTATTCATTATTGCGCTGGAACACAAGCTGGCGCATCTATCTTAGCTAAGACCCCTTGGAAGAGCATTGGGAGTATTCCTACTGATCCTAATGAGGTCAATAGAATTAATACTGATCAAACTCTTGCGAGAGATGTCTCTTACGGCTCGTACTATATTGATCAAGTAATTAAGGAAGAGAAACCCGATCTTTGGATCGGGGCACAAGACCCTTGGGCGTTCACCCAATACTATAATAAGCATTGGTATAAAAATATCACTTCTTTGCTTTGGGTTACTCTTGATTCTTTGCCCATTTATGATGAAGCAATTAATCAGGCGAAAAAGACTTCACAGTATTGGATCTGGAGTGAATTTGCTACAAAAGAAATGCATAAAATTGGTATCAATAATGCCAGAACAGTGCATGGACCAGTAAATCATTCAAAGTTTGGTTATTTAGGAGCAGAGAAGAGGAGAGAGCTAAGAGGCAAGTTCGGTCTTCTTGATGGGTTTATTGTTGGTTTCGTTTTTAGAAATCAACTTCGTAAATCTGTCCCTAATCTTCTTGAAGGATTCAGAGATTTTGTTAAAAATAATCCTGATGTCAAAAATGCTAAACTACTACTCCACACTCATTGGAGCGAAGGTTGGGATATTCATAAACTTGCTGATGAATATAAGATAGACAAGAAAGACATTTTTACTACTTATGTCTGCAATAAATGTAAAAATTACTTTATAACTGCGTTCCAAGGGCAAGAATTACATTGCCCAAATTGCAAATCAGAGAAAAGTTGCTCTACAACGAGTGCTGGATTTGGAGTTTCAGAAGAACAGTTATGCGAGATTTATAATTTGATGGATGTTTACTGTCATCCGTTTACCTCTGGTGGGCAAGAAATTCCTATCCAAGAAGCAAAATATTGTGAACTCTTAACTCTCGTTACAAATTATAGCTGTGGAGAGGACATGTGCCACCCTGAAGCTGCTTCTGTTCCTCTTGAATGGTCAGAGTATAGAGAGCATGGTACACAGTTTAGAAAAGCTTCTACCTATCCATATTCCATTGCTAAGGAACTATACAGGGCATATAAGATGCCTGAAGCGGAGCGTAGAAAGATTGGTCAAAAGGCTAGGCAATGGGCTATCCAAAACTATTCTACTCCAGTAATTGGTAAAATATTTGAATCTTATATAGACTCTATTCCTTTTACTAATTATGATTTTTCTTTAAAGGAAGAAGAAAAAAATCCAAACGCTATTATTCCAAATATACCAGATAATGCTGAGTGGATTTTATTCATGTATCACAACATCCTTAAGATGACTCAAGTTAATGAAAATGACGACGGGTTTAAGCACTGGATGAAGAAATTGTCTGAAGGAGAGACTAGACAAAATGTTGAGAACTATTTTAGACAAGTAGCCACGCAAGAAAATCAAAAGAATCGAAAGATTGATTTTGAAGAAATTTTAGATCCTAACGATAAAGGGAAACGCATTTTATTTGTAATGCCTGAAAGTATTGGAGATATTTATTTATGTACTTCTTTACTTGAGTCAATAAAAGAAACTTACCCTGAGTATAATTTATATTTTGCTACAAAGAAAGAATATTTTTCTATATTAGAAGCTAATCCTTACATCCATAGAGTTTTAGAATATATTCCTCAAATGGATAGTTTGCTATGGTTAGAAGGACATGGAAATCATAATGGATATTTTGAGATAGCCTTTTTGCCTCATATAGGAACACAAAAGATGCTAAATTATCTTCATAACGGTAAAGATAAGATCACATTCGATATTAAATAATATGCACATTTTAGAGCAATATTCTTTGACCTCTGGTGTCAAAATTAAAAAACCTTATATTTACGAAAAGTTTTTCCCAATAACTGCTGACAAATATATAACATTTCATCCAAGTTCAAAACCTTCAAAGACTTATGATTACTGGCAAGAGGTTATTAATTTAGTAGCTCCTGTCTTAAATGAAAAAGGTATAAAAATCATTCAGTTTGGGCAACAAAAAGAAAAAGTATATGCCGGTGTTTTGAGTTTAGTTGGGCTTACGAACATTAATCAAACGGCTTTTGTATTGAGAGACTCCATGCTCCATTTTGGAGCCGACAGCTTCCCAACTCATATTGCTTCTGGATATGGGAAAAAAATACTCGCTCTTTATTCAAACAATTACATAAACTGTGTAAAACCATTTTTTGGTGACCCTAAAGATCATGTTCTCCTTGAACCAAAAAGGAATACTAAGCCTAATTTTTCTTTTGATGAAAACCCAAAGGCGATCAATAAAATAAATCCAGAAACAATTGCTAATAATATCTTAAATCTTCTTGAGATACCTCATAATAATTCTATTAAAACTTTATTCTTTGGCTCAGAATATAACAACATGAGGCTAGAGATGGTTCCTAATCAGCTAGTTGACCCAAAACAATTTAATTCTAATAATATCATCGTTAGAATGGATTTAGAACATAATGAAAAGTTTCTTAACGAGCAACTCCAAATTTGCCAATGTTTCATTATGACAGATAAAGCTATCTCTCCAAGCGCACTTCTTGGTAACAAAAAGAATATTGGAAGAATTTTTTATGAAATTAAAGAAGATAACGATATTGAATTTGCTAACTTCTTATCTCATAACAATATTTCTTATCAACTATCTACTTATTTAACTGGTAAAGCTTTAGAAAATATAAAACTTAAGTATCTTGACCAAGAACATATTACCGAAATGCCGACTAATCTTAAACAAAAGACTGGTATTGAATACACTTCTAATGCTTTCTATAAGTCTAATAAACGGTTAATTAGTAATAAAAAAATCTATTTGAGCGAATGTTCTTTAAAGAATGGACAAGAAGCCAAGCAACTTGCGGAACCAGTTATTGATTGCCCAGAGTTTTGGAAAGAAGTAGAAAATTTTTGGATTTTTAGAGTTGATAAGTCTACCTTTGCCACATAGTATACCTATGTGAATACTGTTAAAAAACTTGTCCGAAACTCTGATGGTCTCATTGATGGCGTTGAATACCATTTTAATGATGACGGTTCCATTAACTGGCGCAAAATGATCAAGACTGAGTTCTTGGTGCCAAATCGTGACAGAACAAATATAACTGATGTAACTAAACTTGAAGATAAAGATCTACTTATTCTTCTTGGCGGCATTAAATACGTCGCTCAACTTAGAGGCTTTTTCTCTGTCGATTACACTGTCACCTCTCCAAGCCCTGATTATGTAGTCGCAGTTTGCAAAATTGACTGGATTCCAAATTACGAAACTGAAGGGACACCCGTTTCCTTCTCTTCAATTGGAGATGCTTCGCCCGGAAATACAAAGGATTTTGCTCGTCATTTCTTAGGTCCAATTGCAGAGAATAGAGCTTTTATCCGTTGCGTTCGTAACTTCCTCAAGATTAATATCGTAGGCCAAGATGAAATTGGCAAGTCAAAGAATAATGTAGTTGATGATTCTATTGATTCTGCGCCTGTATTTGAGCCTCATGCTATTCTTGAAAAAGTAATGAAGGAAAAGAAAGTTACTTTTATTAAACTCAAAGAGAAACTAGTTAGTGAAAATTATGCAAACGCAGATTCTTTGATGTCAATCGCTGATATTCCAAAGATCAAGATTTTTGAACTTATTGAAAGAATTCAAAAAGCTAAGAATTAAGAAACCCCAATTCCTGCGGAACTAGATCCCGCTCCAACAGAACCAACAAAGACTTTAGTTGTTGAGCTTGTAGTTCCTAATCCTTTAAATAAAGAAGATTCAATGTTTATAGTTTCAATTCTTAATTTTAAATATTTTGAATCTATTGGGTCGTTTGGATTGACATAGCTTCCAGTACGAGGAATCTTAGTAGAGAAATCAACCTTCAAATATCTTCCATTCCTAGAAGGTTTTGTAGTTGTCAGCATAAACTTTTTTCCGTTATACCCAGTGGGATAAAAGATTGAGGTTTTTAATTGTACATCTAAGTTGTCAAAATCAGAATCATCGCTAGAATAAATTTCATCATATCTAAAGGTTAAATTATTTTTGTCTTCATACAAGTTTCCAGTCAAAATGATGTCCGCTATTCTTGCATAGTTATTTGGATTTTGAATAGTTAAAAATGGTTTTTCAGTAGTCTCAAAAACTGCTCCATAATTATAAAGTTTCATGTCTAACTTTTCTCCAACAACAAATTCGTTATCTAATGGGAAAGTTGTAGAAGTAGTGAAATAGGCATAATACATTGAACCATCTCCACTTTGAGTAGTGAAATTATTTCCAGAGAACAAAAGCAAAGGTGGATTTTTTTGTATAAATCCAGAAGAAGGTGGATTTACAATTGCATTATTGCCTGTCCAATAATTTTCTGTTGAAGCAGTTGGATTTACTAAAATTTGCACTCCTGTAACTTGACCTACATATGGAGGTATAAATGAAACTAAAGCATTTATAGTAGGGACTCCTGCTCCTCCATTTGATAAGCTAATATCAATAGGAGAGAATGTATAACCTGCACCACCACTAATAATACTATAACTAGTAATGTTTGCTCCGGGTTGATTATAGAAATCTATCTTTGCGCGTTTTTTATTGAATTGAAAATTAGTTGGGAAAGCTTCAACAACTGATCCATCTACTTTAGAAAAGAAGTCTACTCCAGTTAAAAATCTAACGCCATCACCATTAAAAGAAATCACAGAACCATCCCAGCCACTAACTTGCGTAGTTCCATCTAAGCGATAAGTTAAATTATTATTTAAATAAGCATCGTTGATCTTTATGAAAGGAATGTAATTAAAATTACCAGTAACTGGATATTCTTCTCCTAAATAAGTTTGCAAATAAAACATCCCTGAAACTGGTCTTACATCTTCTACATCTTTACCATGTAAATTTCTGCCAGCCATTGATGGAGGATAGAATTTTAATGTGCCATAATCTTTATAGGTTACGCTGCTATTTATATCTCTAGCGTCAGTGACTACAGATATACCAGATTTAAAACCTGCTGCTAGATAAGGGAACGATATAGCAATACTCCCAGAAGCACCTCTTATAAGAGTACCCGCTCCCTCAAATCTAATTCCTGTTACATAATTAAGATTTTCTCCAGTTAATGTAACTAAAGATCGGTATGTTCCAGTTAAGATATTTAATGGTGAAGTTGATATAGAAGGGGGTTTAATTGTAATTGTTTTATAAAGCCTATCAGCATCGAAACTATTTCTTTGGAAGAAAATCTGACCACTTCCAATATACCCATCTAATGTAATGTAGCTATTTACACTTACAGTAGTCCCTATTCCAATTATATCTGCTCCACTTATTAAAAGATCTAAATCTGGGATTTGAGAAGAAACATCTGAGACGATGTTTAGATTACCAGACAAAATAGAATATCCAGTATAAGGTTGAGCCATTCCAGAAAGAGTCGAAATATCAACTACTGTCATAGCTTGAGATATTAAATACTGCCCAGTTTTATTAGTGAGTAAATTAAAACCGCTGATATATAAATCTCTAGTTTGAAATCTATGAGCGTTTATTCCTGTGATAACGATTCCGTCTCTTGTCCTATAAGTGTTTACATTTGAACCTGAGATTGTTGTACTTGGAATAAATGATGGAGAATAACCTTTCTTTTCAACTGTTGTTCCAGAGTTAAAAAATCTAAATACCCCTTTCTTTACCTCTCTTGGAACGCTGACTAAAACTCCAGTTGATGTTGGAGGTGTTACATGAGGATATTTTATTATTTCATTATTAAATCCAACACCGTAAAAATCAAGAGCAGCTAAGTTACTACCGGATAAACTTATTGAGTCTCCAAAATAAGCAGAGTTTGGACTTATTCTTGAAATAATTGGATTAATAAAAGTAAAAGATTGAGTAGTCGTAACCGTTGTGCTGCCATTAACGATAATTGGACCATCAGTTATATCAAAAACTTGAGGTATATAAAAACTTAGTCCACTTATGCTTTGCCTCCTAAATGCAGTTATAACTTTATAAGCTCCATCTTGCCTTCCAAGTTCGACTGAAGTTACAGTATTCATGAACTTACCTGACATTGTAATTAAAGTATCTGTCACGCCAGTAGTTGGCGAAAATCCGTCAACGATAAGAGTTCCGCTCTTCACGGGTAAACCACTAGGATATGTATATATATAATAATTAGAATTAATTGTTAAAAAATTGCCATCTTCAGCGAAATTAGGAACCGTAAATACTATTTTTTGATCAAATTCAGAACCATTTTGAGATATGGTATAATTATTAACATTGTAATCTCCTATATTTATTGAACCCACATAATAAATATCAGACCCATATCCAGTAGCCAATTGCCCTTGCTCCAATAAAGCTGGATAAATTTCTGTGATAGTTGGAGTCTTTAAAAATGTGAAAGTCTTATCAAATCCTCCAGTGATTCTTGAGTTAGAATTATCTATAACTAAGTTAGATTTTCTAATAGAATTTAAATTAGGAGTATTAAGACTTAAGTATCCAAAGCTTCTTACATTGTCATCTATTAATCCGCCGTTAGCATGAATTAAGATTTCAGTATTTAAATTATTTTTAGCTCTTCTAATTGGCGCAAAATTTGAATATTGATAAGGATTTTCTCTAACAACTTTAATTTCATCTATATAGCCGCTCCAATAACTAGATGAAGTGTTCGCATAATCTCTACCAATATAAATATCAAATATTGGTTTGCTTAAACTCTTATCACTATTTAAACTAAAATCTAAATTAGAAGTAGCAAAATCTAAAGTGTATTGATCTCCACTTAAATTCATTGGAGAACCATTTAATAAGATTTTACCACTAATTGTGCTTTGATTTATATAACTCTTTGAGATAGACAAGTGATTCCAATCATTTGTATTTATTTGTCCTGAAAAATTAGAAGTAAAACCATCCCAATCAATGCCAGAGACTACTACTTTATTAGATGTAACGAATACGTTTAAGCCGCTTTGACTTCCTATTAAAAACTTTTTATCAGAAACAGAAAAAGAAACCAAAGGTTTAAAATCTAATTCAATGGCAAAAGTATTTCCATAACTTAATGGTACGTTTGGATAAGTGCCCGTAATAGCAAATTTTATATATGGACCGGGGCTACCAGAAAAAAGGAAACTCCTATCATCGTACTTAGAAGTATTGTTGCTTATTTTTACTGAGTTAGAAACTGTTAATTGTTTTTGATTTCTAAAAGTTGACTGATAAGAATAACTATTCGCATTTTCTGTAGCTTCGACAATCGAAGCTTCATCACCAGTGTCTTGGAATAAAAACTGTGAATTTGGATAAATATTGTGACCAAGCACTTCAATAAATCCGCCTATATAATTTTCAAATGTTGATACATTTTTTATTGCTGGGGGTCCTTTTATTACTTCAAAATTCTTAAATAAGAAATTTCTTCCTCCTGTGTTTTGTATTGTTATATCATAACATCCAGCATCTGCATTTGTGCCGGTAAAAGTTAAACTAGTATTACTGGAATTTTTAACAAAGCTTAAAATTGGAAAAACTTTATTATGAATGCCATAATTATAATCTTCTACATATCCAGATATTTCTCTTATTTGTGATAATTGAGTTCTGTCCCCTCTATAATCATAATCAGAATAATTTCCCTGAAGCAATAACTTTGTATTTGGGATATCAAATAATCCAGAACCAGTAATGACTTGCTCAATAGAATTATATAATCCAACTCCCTTAACAATTCTAAAATCTTCTATGTATCCAGAAAATGGGTTAACGCCATAAGTTCCATAAGAGCCTACATTATGGGTTCCAATAAATAACCCGCTACCCGCTGTTATTGTATATGGAGTACCTGCTGACGCTGTTCCATAGGTTTGTCTATTATTACCGCTAATAGCATAGAAAGTATCTCCATTTGCAGAAGTTCTAGAAATTATTACTTTTGTCCATTGATTTGCGGGAATTTGAGAAGTAGAGATATTTAATTTTGCTACATTGCTTGCATAAAAAGTCCAATTTGCACTTGCAGCAGCTTTAAAAAAATAAAATCCATTTCCATCCCAACCTTGATCTTGGAACATGTCAATCCTTTGGGCCGTGGTATAAGGCATTGGATTAACAGAAAATTCAATAGTAAAAGGATCAACACCAAAACTAAAATCTCCACCTGAAGGAGATGGAATTCTTAAATAAGAACTGCCGCTAAATAATAATGATTTTCCAAAAAGCCCAACTGTTGAACTTCTAACCCCGCTATTTAATATTGTTTTAGGTTCTCTATAGTTTAAACCGCTTAATACTATTCCTGTTACATAAGTAAAATTTTTCCCGATTGCGATATTAGATTCTCCTGAATTTAAATAAAAATTTAAAGCATTAAAGACTTGTGGAGATCTTAAAACTCCAATTTCATTTTTAGAAGTAAAAGACGTATTGTCTTTAGAATTTATTGTTATAAATCCTTGATTAGCGTTTGTAGGTACAATTCCAGAAATTAAATCTCCAACACCAGTAAACCTAGCAGTAACAAATCCTGTTATATTATTATCTACTGAAGTAGTAAAATTAACTGGGAAATAGCTTTCATTTACATAAGATAAATTAAAATTCTTACCAGATATCTTTAATAAATCTCCTTCGTATGGTAGATTATCACTAAATCCGCTTATGAAAATTCTTCCGAAAAAGTTAAAATCACTAATAGTAGAAACAATTCCTGTATTATTATATCCACTAACTCTAATTGGTCCAGTAGTATATCCGCTTGGAACTTTAACTAATAGAACTCCGCTATCTGGTTGGTAAGAAATGTTTGTGCCGGTGATATTATTGAAAGCTACATATTGAACTCCGCTTAATGATTTACCACTGATAGCAACAAATTCTCCTACTTCTTGAGTTTGAGGAATAACTGCATCTAATCTTGGAATTGGATAAAAATCAACTCCACTAACAAACATTGGAGAAGAAAGTGTATTACCTGTGATAAAATAAAAATTTACTTGCCCAAATAATATATTTTCTGGTACATTAAATTCAATATATTCTGGAGTAGCATCATAATAAGAAAAATCAATAAATCCAGCACCGGGGACTTGCAAGCCACTAACGGCATAAAGACCTGCGCCCGTGACACGCATTCTTTGATTTATTAAACCTGTATTGTAACTTGGCATATTATAGTCTTTCGAAATTTATAGATAATCTTATGTCGTTTTCATTTACGCTTGTTTTGAAATTAAATATTGAAGAAAAACTAGTTTCTTCTGTTTCAATGTATATTGGCGCTGCGCCTTTTAATTGTGCTGGAGCCACAGCAGTTAATAAAGAAGTAGATGCGACGTTAAAAGAAGATGCCTCAGTGTTGCCAAAAAAGATTTTTTTTACATTAATAAAGTTACTGCCATTTATTGTAACCGTGCCTCCCGGTAAAATGACTCTCGGAGTAAAATCTGTTATTACTGGTCTAAAATGAGAGAAGTCTTGTCTTAAAGAAAACTCTGATCTTACATAACCTTGAGCTTCAACTGAAGATCTTTTTGAAGACACAACTCCTGCAAAAGATAGAGTATCTAATGGTTGCGCTCCAGTTTGCAAAGAAACATAAAAAGAACAAGGTACTCCTGAATAAGGTAGTGACGTATTGAAATTATCTATTTCAAAAGAAAGCGTTTGAGATCTTTTTCCTAGATAAGCTCTTCCACTTTGATCAAAAGTAGAAGCTCCTTCTTTATTGTATTTTTCTACTTCTCTTTGGTATTGATAACTAAAATTACTAAAATTATATCCATTAGAATCAAATGGAACACCATCTAAATTACCAGATAGATAAAAATTTGAAAAGTTTAATGGAGTAATTTCTGGTTGATTAGTTGGAGTAACAGCAGAAAAAGAACCCTTCAAAGTTTCAAACACCTTAAGCTCAAGATCCACTTTAGCTAAAGAGTCTGGAGATCCTTTTAATGAATAGTTAGTAATGTATCCATTTTCGAAATAAAGACCGCAAAAATTACCAGAAATTCCTTGTTCTGAGTTCGCTCCTAATAAGTATTCTTTTACAAAATCTTTTCCTGTTAGGTAATATGAAATTGAAAAACTAGTATCAACAGTATTTTCTGAAGCATAACTGTATGAATTCTTTTTAAATTCTTCATTAAATACCGGAGATAACGAAGTGTCAAGAGACATGTTTACATTAGTGGCTAATATATCAACACCACTTAATTTAAATGTACAATTTTTATAGTTGAAAAACATTTAGAAGCTCCTTTTTAATGATATTTTATTTTTGACAAAATCATCAAGATTAATTGAAACGTCCGAAGAATCAATTTTAGCTCCTGATGTATTTAAAATCATAATAGACTGGTCTCCAAAAGTAGTTATATTAATCTTTGCATTTTCTGCTGTAGCTAAAGCAGTATTAGAAAAGTTCGAATTAGCATCTTCTAATGTGAAATTAAATGTTTCTTGTCCCGCAGATAGGTCAACCTGCCTTGGCCTTCTTTGCCCAACTGAATAAATTGGATTCCAATTTATAGACAAGTCATAAGCACAATCTAAAACATTATAAACCCCAGCAGCCCCTGACACTTTAGCATTCCATGAATGTGCTATTCCAGAACCGCTATTTAAATTATTAACAGCTAATTTGTTAGCTATAGAACCAGAAAGGTCAGAAAAGCTAGAAAAAGAAACAGATGCTTGGACTTTAGAATTCGGATTTATTGCTAACCCAAATCTAGAAGGGTAAAAAGAACCGGTAATACCAGCTATTACAACTTGAACTGGAATAATTGTTTCTGGGAAGCTATTAGCGAAGACCCCTGTTTTTACATAATCAAATGATTTATAAATAGGATCTGAAATATTCGGGAAATAAGTAAAATCTATATTTGTTTCATCTGCTTTAGTTTTTACTACCTGAGAAGAGTTTTGTCTACCGATTACATAAGTAGAGTTTATATTTCTAGAGATGCCAATAGATGCATTTTGAGCCAGAACTACTCCTGACCCAAAATGCGAATTAAAAACTACTTCACATTCATTAAAATATTTCATCCTTTTACCTTATTTCAAATACCCTCTGTACCTTACCGTTATACCTACAGGAGAATTTACACTAGCGGATAAGTCTTCGGAAAAATCAATAAAATAGCATAATGAGTTACCAAAATTAAAATTTACTGAATTTCCATTAAAATCTTTAGTATTAATGTAAAAATTACTTATATTTTTTAAATTGTAAGACAAGTCTGATAGTTTTTGTAATGAATAACTATCTTGAGTTATATTAAATTCACAACTTACCTCAAGAGGATAGATTGTTTTTACAGAAAATGGAGCAGAAGATCCTAGGTAATATGCGGGGCTTCTATTGGCGTTAATATTTAAATTGAATGAATTAACTCTGTTTGTCGTAAAATCTCCAATTCCTATATCTATCGTATTAGAATTAACTAAAGAAACCGCATTAGATTGGTTAAAAGAACCTGCGGAAGCTATTGATCCTGCATCATTATAAACTTCAAAATTAGCTCTTACTGTAGGGACTTCTCCGATTTGAGCCCCACAAGTGTAAGAAGTTAAGTAACCGCTTTGAAATCCAAACAATATATTAGAACTTGGGTTTGCTTTTTTAGTTACGAATCCATAAACTCCGACTTCTCCGGTATAAGCTAGGAAATCATTTGTTGTTGTTAATAAGCTGGTTACAGATAAAGAGCCAGCCTTTACTCCCTCTGGAGCATAAAAGCTGCTATTCATACCAAGATATTTGATATGTTGTACTGGCATTTGATAGGACGCTTGAATGTCCTGAACGCCATGAACTTGGGTTTGATTTAAGTAAAAATCCAAGTTCTGTTTATTTAGTCGAGATAATGCCATCTTATTTTAATATTTACACAAAAAAGTGTAATAATAAGTTGATAAAAGGTAAAAGGATATGTCTAGCTCTATTTTTAACATCAGCGCATGGAACCAATCTGCTGTATACAATAAGCATGATATTATTGTATATACAGATAATCGATATTATTATGCCAAAGAGGCGGTTCCAGCGAACAATCCACCTGTATATTCTAGCGTAATATCTAATTCTAATGCTTATTGGGGTGGTTACTATCAACATCCATTAGTAAAAAAAGACTATCCTTTTTTTATTTGGAAGCCTTCTTACCAAACTCAAGCTAGTTTTGATCCAAAAGTTAATGTTATTAAGTATGGAGATGGTTATGAAAAGAGAGTAAGCGATCAGATTAACTTTAATCTTCTTAACTTCGATCTCAACTTTGATGGATTAACTTTAGATGAATGCACTGCTATCCTTCATTTCTTAAGTGCAAGATCAGCTAAAACCGCTTTTATATATTACCCATCTGCTCCGTATTTAGTAGCAAGCACAGATGCTAAATTATTCGTATGCAGAAGGTGGAGTTCCTCTAATCCATTTTTCAATAATTTCTCTATAAAAGCAACATTTGAAGAAGTACCAGCATAATTTATGGCTACACAAGCAGAAATAAAAAACGCATCTTTAAAAGTAAACACGGAGTTCTTCTCTCTTGAGCCTTCCTCTATCATTTCTTTGTTTGAGGTAGACTTGACTGAAATTGGATTTGATACTTCGTCTCAATTTGTAATTAATATTAAAAACTTTCAAATAAATTTACCGGGAGCAGAACGTGGTGTTTTTGATTATCGCATAATTCGATTACATAATAATCTTAAGCTCGGAAGGAGCATTATCTATTGGAAGGGTAACGCTTATTTAACTGCTCCTATCGCTACAGAAGGATTTGAAACAGCTTCAAGAGGTGTATTTCCAAAACCAAAAGTACAGATTTCTTTTTCTGATGAAATGCTTGATGTGTTCAGCCTTTTTAGAGGTACAGTTGATTTTGGAGATTTAATTGGAGCAAAGTTTACAAGAATTAGGACTTTTGCAAAATTCCTTGATAGATCTAATTTCTATCAAAGTGACGGGGTTTCTGCGCTGTCTCCAGATAAACTGATTATTCCAGATGGGTTTGATCCAGATCCTAATTGTGAATTTCCTAGAGATATTTATTATTTTGATAGAAAATCTTCTGAAAATAAGGACAGTATTCAATTTGAATTATCAAGCGCAATAGATTTGGACAGAGCGAAACTACCAAAAAGAAGAGTCCTAAGCTATGTCTGCCCTTGGCAGTATAGAGGAGAAGGCTGTCTATATGAATACAAAACAAGATTGAACGAGGATACTCATGGCACTACTACGCCAATCCCAAATAAGAGCGATTCAACTGGAGACAAAGCACCAATTTGCGGCACAGAAGATGACCAAATAATTTCTAAGATGAGTGTTTTTTCTGGAACTACTATTTCCAATGATCCTACTCTTTGGACTTTATCAACTACTTACAAAAAAGGAAATGTAGTTTACATTACAAAAAAGAACATCAATTTTTATTTCATAGCAAAAACAAATGTACCTACGAATATCCCCCCACCAAATGGACAATATTGGATAGCTGATCAATGCTCTAAGAGCATAAAAGGATGCAAGATAAGATTTGGAGAAAATGCATTGCCATTCGGAGGATTCTATGGCGTTTCTAATTACAATAGAGGGGCGTTGTAATGGTTTCAGAAGAGATAAAAGCTAAAATAAAAGCACATGCATTAAAGGAAAATCCCGAAGAATGCTGCGGTCTTTTAGTTTTAGATAGGAAAAATGTATTAGACGCTTTTCCATGCCGCAATGTTGCTCAAGATAAAGAAAACGAATTTGTTGTATGTCAAATGGATTACTTAAAGGCGTCAATACATGGCAAAATAATCGGTATTTACCACTCTCATTGTATCCAAGATAACTCATTTTCAGAATTAGATAAGCAAATAAGCCATAAACTTAATTTAAAAAATATTGTTTACATACTTAAAAGAGACTCTTTCGAAGAGTATTCACCAGAAAATTACTATAACAAATACATTAATAAAGATTTTGTAATTGGTGAATCTGATTGTTTATCAATAGTGGAGAATTACTATAATCAAGAATTTGGAATTAAAATTTTCCACTACGAAAGAGGGGCAGATTGGGATAAAAACTACGAAGAACTTGTAAAGCACAAACTTGCAGAGTTTTGCGACTCACAAAGTTTCGACAACTTCTTCGAAAAAGAAAACTTTATTAAAATTGAAGGTATAGAAAACGCTAAAAACCACGATATAATAGTATTTAAATATTTCGACAACTACCCTTCTCATTTTGGAATTTACCTTGGGCAAAGCTACATTTTACACCAACCAAGAAACAAAAAATCAGTCATTGAAAAACTAACCGGTGCAGAGAAAAGAAGAATATACTGCTTTGCAAGGAGCAAAGAACTATGCTAACGGAAGAGATTAAATTACAAATTATTAAACACGCAGATTCTTCTAATAATGAAGTTTGCGGATTTTTGGCATATACAGACGAAGGAATCGAAGTTCAGAAAAAAGAAAACCTCATTAATTCTGCCACTGAATTTATGATGAAAGTTGATGAGCAATCTGATTACGCTGCTTATTATCATTCTCATATTGATTTTGACCAGATATCAGATGCCGACATGATTGTATCTGAAAGACTTGGACTTACCTGTATTGTTTACAATAAACAAAGTGGCACCTTTCATACTTATTCTCCTAATGGTTATAGGATTCAGTACGAAGGAAGACCTTTCCTTTTAGGTTTTGCAGACTGCTTTTGGTTAGTGAAAGATTATTTTTGTCATGATTTAAATATCCATCTTACACCAGAGCAAGAAGTATTGAAAGAGAATCTGAGTAAAGAACAATACGAATTAGCGATGGTTCAAAGATTTAGCAATGAAGCTGAAGTGTTAAGAACTAATGATTATTTAAAGACTTATTTTGAAATGAATGGGTTTAGACAAGTTTCTAATTTAAAGAAAAACGATGTCCTTATCATGAGGACAAAAGATTTTAATTTTCCCATTCACTGCGCTGTTTACCTTGGGGATGATACGATATTACACCATCCCGGCAATAATCTTTCCCTTACCGAAAAGCTTTCTAAGCAGCACAAAAAATGGGTAATTTACATAATGAGACATCACCTTTATGACTAGCATCACCTTACACGGAGAAATAGCAGAACAAGTAGGAAGAGAAAACTGGAATTTAAAAGTAAATTCCATAAAGGAAGCATTGCGAGCTATTCAAGTGCTTTCTAAAGGTAAGCTATTAAAATATCTAATAGGAGCAGCGGATAAAAGCGTAGAATACAAGGTGTTAGTTAACAAAAGAGAAATACTTAATGCAGAAACAATTAGTTTAGAAAAGCCAGAGTCTATACTTAATTCTGAACTAGTAATGATAAATGAAAAACTAGAGACTTTAGATATAGTCCCACTTATTAAAGGTGCTGGTGGTGGAGGTAATAGCACTACTAAAGGAGTGTTAGCTTTAGTGCTTGGAGTTTTATTAATAGCTTCGGGCATAGGAGCGGCAGGAGGAGTTACATTCCTTGGCATGGCAGGAGTTAAAGGAGGCTTGGGTGCAACCATATTATCTAGCGCACTAATTGGAGCGGGTCTTGGCCTAGCAGTAACAGGCGTTACTTTATTAATGATGTCTCCTCCAAAATTTGATGATTTTAGAAAAATCCAAGAAGATGGCAGCAAACCAAATTACTTATTTGACGGACCTTCTAACATTCTTGGAGAGGGCGGTCCAGTTCCAATTGGCTATGGCAGAATGATAATAGGATCTCAGACTGTCCAAATTTCCTTAAACAATGTTGAACTTGATACAAAGTCAACATCAGCAGACGTAAAAGACCAAATTAATAATATCTAAAAATGAACAATCTTGAAGATTTTAAATACATAAAAGGTTTTGGTGGTGGTGGAGCCGCTCAAGCTCCGACACCAACCCCTGCATATGAAGATACTGAGGGATTTCTATATGATGGTCTTACATATAATGTATATCAATTTGCAAAAGTAAAAGATCTTTTATCAGAGGGTCCAATTGGTGGTTTACTTGAAGGGCAATATTTATTTTCTGGTCAAGTTGGAGATTTAGGGTTTAAAAAAGTCACATATAATGAATACCCATCTATCGCAGGAGATGAAGGGGAGGTTAAGTATTTAAAATCAGTTCAATGGAATCAAACGCCCCTTTTAGATAGTCAAGATAAGTATAATTTTCAACAAATAAATATCCAAACAACAAATGGCACTCCTGTAGGAACCTCATCAGGAGGAGAATTTGACAACTCATCTTATATCCGTTCTATAGGCGAGAGACTAAGAGGACCAAACCAATTAGCTTCAATCGAAGAAGAAATACTTGATTATCAAAGGACTTACAGGATTCTAAATAGAGAATGCAAAAAAATGTCTCTCAATTTTAGAGTCTCATCTCTTTATGTTTCTTTAAAATATCAAGATCTAAAATTAATTAGCGAAAAGGTTTTAGTCATAGATGGAGTCACTAAAGCGAATATACCTTCAAGTACTTTTACTTTAAATCCTGAAGGTAGACAATTTGAACAAGGGCAAACAACATTAGATGCTGGAGTAGGATCTGTAATTCGCCATAGTTTTAAAATTAGAATAAGGATATCTCCAATTTATAAAGAAGGGTATAATGCCAATCTGCCAACTATTGATTTAATAACAAATAACCCTAAAGTAATCGATGACACTAAAGACCTAATAGTACCTGTAAATTCATTTCCTCAAGTATTTGAGATACAATCAAAAGGCAAAGTCACACAAGGGTATTCTAAGCAGATTATTTTTGACGCTTCTCTTAATTTTAATTCCTTAAGTGAAAACGATAATTGGCTAGGGTGGGATATATCAGTTTTAAAGATCACTCCAGAAGATACATATTCTTCAAGGGCTTCATTCGTAAGCTTAGAAAGTATTACTGAAATTTACTCTTCTTCTTTTAGATATACAAATTCTGCAATCGTCACTTCAAAATTTAACGCTGCATATTTTTCAAAAATTCCAGAAAGGTCTTATGATGTTAAACTCTTAAAAGTTAAAGTACCTTCTAACTATGATACCATAACAAAAACTTACGGTAATAATACTCCCCTTACAATATCAGAAACTAATTCATTTAAGAAAACAGACAAGGCGTTAACTCAAGATTTCTTTTTAGGAGAGAATAATTCATATACAAATTCTGACAATAATAATCCCCCAATTGTAGATGGATTAATAGCTCAATTCGATGCAAATGTTGCTACATCTTCAGGAGGAACTGTAAATAGTTGGAATAATACAGTTGCTGGATCAACTATTAAATGTATTTTAGGTGATGGTACTTACGTATCTCCAGTTGGCCCTAATTTTAAACCAACAAAAGGCTCAGGATTTTCTGAAACAAGCCCAAATGGAAGTTATGGAGTTTCATTTACAACTACTCAAAAAGTAAGATTCGTTTATCAAACTGAAGCTTCTCCATTATCTGATGCTAATAATAATTACACTGTATTTGTTGTATGTAAATGGCATTCTACTGCATTAAATACCGAAAGAAATAGAATCATTTCTTCAGATACTCTTCCTAATAGTTTTATTTTAGGATTTGACGCTAAATTTAATAATACTTTTACAATAGGAAGTCAAATGTATGGCGCAATGCCTATTAACTTTAATGAATTTAATCGTTCTAATTATTGGAATACTGCAAATGATCCTAACACTTACATAGTAGGAGCAAGCGTAAATAATTTAAAGGATGTAAACATATTTTGGCAAAATACCAATTATTTTGTAAGACCAATTAATGCGGTTGCTGTTCCTAAAGGATTAGCTATTAATTACACAAGCCCAAGCAAGTGTACTGTATTTGAAATCTTAGTCTACGATAAAGCTTTATCTAAATCAGATGGTATAAAGATAAGAAATTGGCTAAATAATAAATGGAATGTAATTAGAAACG